CTCAAGCCCAAGCTGCTTAGCCAAAATGGCATAGTCAGCAAGCTTGCTGCTCCCCAAGATATCACTCGGGAAGTAGTAAGTAAAAGCACCTGAGAACCATCGCTCCTGGACAACATCGTCCTGGAACGAAAGTAACCCCGCTTTCGGAGTACCAGAACCACGGGAGACGAACTCACCGGTTTGGGGTCCCCAAGGGAATCCCGTACCAATAATAGTCTCGCTGGTACTCTTCTTTGCAGGAAAGTGGTAGGTCCTACGGGTAGGCCTTCCGATCCCGCGCTTATACTGTTCTATAACAGCACGAGCATGGGTGACGCCGCTAGCAAAGCTAGAAACATCCCTAACGAAAGGAACCCAACCAAATTGGACATTGAGGTAATCCTCGCCAGCACCGCTGGCAAGGGTCGCCTTGTCTGTCCAATCAACCGAAGATTCGACGTGCGGAAGCCCGTCAGTCTTCAATTCAGCTAAAGCTGCGGTTAGACCTGCCACAGGATTAGTGGGCTTAACACGACTAATGGCCGTAGCCCCGGCAGCGTCCAAGTCACTTTGACTTGAAACGTTATCGGGCGGCCACAAAATCGTAGACGGATTAACAGGCAAGAGAGGTCCGGAATACCGGTACTCCCTCTCGAATCCGCCTGAAATGTTCTCGTAACCGCGGTGCACTTCACCAAAAGGCAAAACTATAGCCTTCTGAGTGTAAAATGGACCGCCGAGATCATTCCGACCCTTCTGCTTTGAAAAGCGAAAAGGGTGCCCCTCCGACTCAGTGAACTGAGTCCCAGTAACCTTGTAGTCATCCCGGAGGTCGTAACCTCCAAGAGGATGACCGCCACTCGAAAGCTTAAAGTGAGACACACGTGTCCCACCCGAGCCACCGATGAGGCGACCCTTCTGTTGAAGGGTCATGAGGAATAAACTGGCTGCAAATGGAGCTCCTGACAGTAGTAAAGAACAGGACTAAAAACGTCCTGGGTGTCTGCACTGCACTGTGCTGTCGGCCCTGACAGGCC